GTAAACTTTTACAACATCTGTTTGGTTTAATGTTATACCTAAAACGATTGCTAAGGAATCATTTGCAGCTACTGATTTATCGTAATATATATATTGTTTATCATCTGCACCTGCACCAGCTACATGCACACTTAATCTAAATGTTATTGCAGAACCTGTTCTATTAGCTGCAACTATAGAACTAACAGTTGTTTGTGTCATATCAGGCACAGTATAGAGAACAGTTGTGGTAGTTGCTGCTGGGTCTAGTTGACCTAATACTTTTAGATTATCAGCCATGCTTCATTCCCATTAATAAAAATTGATGTCGTTTAGATGCTTTGCTTGTTGTTGTTGACTGCATCCTTTGTATAGTTACAACTTTTGCATTTAAATCTTCTATTGCTATTTCAATAGACCTTCTAGTTAATGCCTCGTTATTAGAGTCATATTCCATATTAGGCAATGGCAATGCTATCGTTTTAATATCAGCCATTATCTTTTACCATCTGGTCTTATATCTAATCTAATATCGCCTACTCGCCATCCATAATCACTAGCATCACTAGATATCCTAACTGCTGCTTGTCTGCTTCTTGCTCTTGTATTTGCAAAAGTAGATTGAGGAGTGACATTAATTGTTTGCAAAGTAGACAAGTCTTGTAATGGATAATCTCTACCTTTTATAGTAAATGTAACTGTATCTGAAGTAGTTTGTTGGTCTCTAAACTCTACATCAGGTATTAATCTAGATATAAATGTAAACTTATCTCCATCTGGATTTAAGTCAAAGTCACTTGATTCTATAAAAGCTGAAAAATTATCTGTGCCGTCACCATGACCAACTTCATGTCTGTAAATGTAATTAGTATTAGTGCTATCGTTTTTACTAGCTGCTAAAGGATTTTCATATACAGATGCTTCATCCCAAGCTGTTCTTACGAAATTATCAGTTGTTGTACCTATAGACCATGTACCTTCTAAGTAGTTATATAAAACATATTTGTCTACTTCTGTATTTGTGCCTGAAGGATAAAAAAACATTATTTCATTTACTCCTTCATTAGCTGCTGCAAATACTTTAAATGCCTGGTCTTGATTTAAATCAGATAAAACATAATCTAATACTGTGCATGGCAATCTTTGTGTAGAGCCTGAATAAACATGAAAACCATCTCTATCCATAAAATATACTCTATTGTTTGCACTAACTGCTGCATTAGGAGATATTAAACTTGGACCTTCAGCTACTTCTGTAAATGAAAATACAAATGGTTCTCCAACAAAACGCATAGAAACAATACCTGCATCTGTCCATATGAGTATTTCTTGTCTTGTTCTAAGTGCTCCAATAATAATAGAACCTGTTGATAGCTGCACACCGCCAGCTTGGTTTGTTGCTGTTGGAGTCCAGTCTACTGCACTTTCTGTATCTGAAAATCTCACTAGTAAAGGGTCAATTACAGAAGAACCTATTGGATTACAACCAAAAGCTATAACATGCTTATCAACATCAGACATCATTATTTGCAATACTTTTGTAGGCACATCGCTAGCACCTGATTCTGCAGATAATAAAGTTGCTCTATCGCTAGTACCAGATGATTTATCCCAAAAATATATTTGGTCTGCTCTTGGTGCTGCAATTATATCGTCACCAAAATTATCTATTGACCATAATCTTAATTGATTAGTAGATGTTAAATCACCTGCTGAACCAAATGTTCCAGCACCCCATGTATTTACACCCCAACCAGTACCTCTTACATAAACATCTAGTCCTGTATTTATTTGATATACACCATCTACACCAGAACCACCATTACCTGAATCAGAACTGTTTGCTGTAACTTCAGAACCAGATGTATCTTTTGCAACAATAGTATAAGTGTCTGCTCCAGTTACTGTTTCTATTTGATATTCTTGATTTAATACAGCAGCAGTAATTAAACCGCCTAAACTAACTGCACCTGAAATTGTAACAAAATCTCCTGTAACAGCTCCATGAGCATCATCTGTTGCTGTAATTAAACTTGAACCATTAGTAGCAGAAAAAACAATACCATTGGTAGTGGTAGCTCTTATAGGAGTTATATCGTAAAAAACATTACCAGTTAAATTGTATAATTTTTGATGTGTTCCTACACCAATAAATGTGTCTCCACTAGCTGCTCTATATGGATGTAATTTTCTTGCTGTCCCTATATAGCCATTTTCACTAAATTTAGTCCAGCCTCCTATTCTTTCAGGTTTACCTTTTCTAAATCTAACTTTATCCGCATCAAACCAGCCACCTTCATTACTATAATTAGTACCTTCTTTATTTATACCAGGTTTAAATACATACTTCATTAATGGCATTGGCTACACCTCATACCATTCTTTGCCTTCAAACAATAAAGCTTCTGCTTCTCTGCGTCTAATTAAACCTTGTAAAACTTTTCCTCCAGCTTTATTCCAGCGTTTTATTTGACTAGGAGTAGTATGATAATCACCAGCATTTAAAAGTTTTAATAAAGTTGAAGATTTTAAATTAGAAGGACCTAGATTAAATACCCATGCTACTAAAGCATCAAATTGATTTTGATTTAATTCTACTTTTACCATGTCATTGATATAACCTTCATACTCATTCATCTCATGTAAAAGTAAATCTTCTGCTTCTTGCATAGTAATTTTCATATTATCTTCTACTGGTTTACCTTTATACTTGAGGCTGCCATATCCAATTGTTGCTTTATTTGCTGCACATCTATAAGAAACTGCATTACCATCATTGTCTGTAGGACATCCTTCAAATTTTTTAATAAGAGATAAACCTTCTTGTGATATATTCATATTTCTATTCCTCGTTATTTGTAGTAACTGTCCTATAATAAACAACAACTTCTTTAAGTTCATTTATATACCTTTTAAGTTCTTGCATATTGTAAGCCATTACCTCGTAATCAGGTATTGTCATAGCCAAGAAAACTAATTCACCTTCTTGTTTTTCTATTCTAGCAAGTTGCTCTTCCCAATTGTCAGGAGTAACAACAATCCACATAGGTTCTTTTAAGTCAATTTCTCTAGGCATGACTGGTTGCACTATAGTTCTGTCTAGTGGTTTTGCTGTAACTTGTATTTCTTTAGTTGGAATTAGGCTGCAACTGCAAACCATCATCAAGGTCATCAACGACATTGCTGATTTTCTCGATGTCTTCCATAATGTGTTTTGTTCCATTGTTTATTTTTCTCTCCATTTCTACTGGGTCTGCCAGTATTTTTGCAGATAATTCATAGTCTTTTATAAACTGAGTATATCTATTAAGTTCTCTTTGAGCTGCTTGACTTTTAACTGTAAGTTCATTTAGTTGAGTTGTTTGTAAAAGAAAGTCATTTTGTAAACTTTGTATAGCTTCTTCTTGTGTAGCTATAGCACCTTCTAAAGCAAGGTTATTAGATTTAAGTGTAGTGTTTTCTTGATATAACCAATAACAACCTAAACCTAAAACTAAAATTATGCCTATAAATATTTGTTGCATCAGACATCCTCTATAATGTAATTAAGTCCTGCAGAACTTCTGTATTCTACAAGTTTATTATTTTCATCTCTAAATTTAAGATGTTTTTCTTTTTGTACTAATATTTTTTTTGTAATGTAAGTTTTATCATCTGCATCACCATATTCTTTATTAAAAGATACAGTTATTTTATAGCGTGTTTTAAGCTTTTCTAAAATCCATTTCCAAATTAATTTAATTTTATTTAGTATCTTGTCCATAAGTAAATATTTTTAATGGTTTAGATTTGCCTTTCACTTTAATAGGTTCTAATTCTTTTAAATAATAACCACATAAACTTTCAGTAGATTCTCCAATTAATAAATCTACATTTCTTTCTTTTGTAGAACTTTCTAATCTAGCTGCTGTATTAACAGCATCCCCAATAGCAGTATAATCAAATCTAGATTCTGAGCCCATATTTCCAATTACTGCATCTCCTGTATTTATACCTATACCAATGGCTATAGGTGGCAATCCTTCTTCTTGTAATTCTATATTAAGAATAGACATATTTTCTATAATATCAAAAGCACACTCAACTGCTATTTTTGGATGATTTATTAAATCTATAGGTGCATTAAATATAGCCATCATTGCATCACCTATATATTTATCTACCATACCACCATGCTTTTGTACTGCGGATTGTTGTGCAGTTAAAGCCTTATTCATTATATAAGTTACTTTTTCTGGTTCGAGAGTTTCTGACATAGCGGTGAATCCCCTAACATCAGTAAATAAGAAGGTAGCATATTTTTTTTCTCCACCTAACTTTAATAAGTCAGGATTATTTTGTAATTGTTTAACCTGTCTTGGGTCAAGATAATGTTCAAATTGTTTTTTAATTTGTTGTCTTAACTTGTATTGTTCTCTAAATCTTAAATAAAAAGCTATAGAAGCTGTAATAAATTGTGATATTAAAGTCCAACTTACATCTATAAGAATACCTTTTTGTATAAGATAATGTCCACTAAATGCCGTTATAAAAAATAATATACTAGTAAATAGTATTCCTGTAGTTATTCCTAAAATATTTATTAACAACCACGCCAAAGCTACTGTTGTAATAAAAATTAATATTTCTGCAGCTAATGCCCAGTCAGGAATATAAGGACTATCTTGTATTAATATAGATTCTGCTAGTGCAGCTTGTATTTTATGAGGTTCTAATAAACCAACTGGAGTTGCAATTTGTGGCATGACACCATTTGCAGTAACTCCAACTATTACAAACTTACCATTTACTTGCATTTCTTGTAAATTTGTTTGTTCTGTATCTATCCAACTAATCCATTTACGACCAAAGCCATCTGTTTTTATTGGTGGTATTCCTCTTATTGATATTTCTGATATACCATTATCATTAGTTTTTATAATATAAGTCTTAACATTAAATAAAGATTTGTATATCTGCGTACCAAAAGCAGGAATCCAATTGTTATCAGGTGTTTTTACTAAAAGAGGTATTCTTCTTACAAGTTGGTCAACTTCGGTGGGAGCAATGGCTAGACCCTGTAATGTATTATTTGTAAGAGTGTTCAGGTTTTCCTTAACTCCCAAAGATACTATACCACCATTATCTTCACCTTTCACTACTGTCCCTGTTGGTTTAGGATATTTGCCTTTACCATCTTCAAACATAGCTATAACAGATGGTGCATATCCTAAAGACCTGGCAAATTCTTCATCACCACCCATTCTATCTGCTTGTGGAAAAGATATTACCCAACCAACACCTAAAGCACCTTTACCAAGAATTTCCATTTGTATGTCTGCTAATCTTTGTCTTGGCAAGGGATAACCGCCTTCACGCTCTACATCTTCTTCTGTTATGTTAAGTATTACAAAATTGCCTGACTGTTCTGGTGTTTGTATAAAAGTATCAAAAACTTTTAACTTAAGTATTTCTGTTGGAGTAGATTTAAATACTATTGGTAAAATTAGTATTATAAGTA